TCAGATCGAGAACGTCCCCGTCCCCCCGCCGCTGGAACTCGACCCGCTCATGCTGCCCGAGCCGCTACCTGACGAAGAGGACCCGGACATCGAGCCGGAGGTCGAGAACGAGGACGACCCGCTGGACTTGCTGCCGGACGACGACCCGCTGCTGGACGAGCCACTGCTAGATCCGGACATGGACCCCGATCCCGAGCCAGAGCCTGACCCGCTCCCGGAACCGGACCCTGATCCAGACGACGCGCTGCCGGAACCGGAGCTCTGAGCCGTCGCGGGCATGTCGTTGTGAACCCACACGCCTTCCGCGAGCAGCGTGTTGGTGCCGGGAATGTGGATGGCCACAGTGCGGGTCGCCGCGTCGATGCGGACGACGGATTCGACCTCCTCTTCGTTCATGTGCTCGTCGATCAGGAAGTCGCCGGGCTGGATGAGCTCGGCGGATGCGAAGCCCCACTCGTCGCCGCGGCGGATCATGAACGGGTGTTCGGGCGTCGCCTTGAGGCGGCGGTTGATGACCATGAAGCCGTCGTGCTCGCCAAGCCGGATGCTGGCCACGCGGGCTGCGACGGGCGTCGCGCCGTGCAGACCGTGGTGCGAGAGCCAGTTGTACTGGGCCCGGTACGGCACATCGACCTCGAGGCCGGGGACCTGAATCGAGGCAATGCGGTCGCCGGGCTTGAGGTTCTCGATGGGCGTGAGGCGTCCATCCTCGAGGCGCACCAGGGTGCCGAAGAGGAGGCAGTTGCTGCCGGGGCCGGAGCCTGGCCCGCTTCCGCCCGGCCCCGAGCCGCCGGGGCCGGACCCACCTGGGCCGGAGCCGCCCCCGCTCGAACCACCACCGCCGGACGATCCCCCACCGGAAGACCCGCCTCCAGAGGAACCCCCGGAGGATGCGCCGGACGAGGCTCCCGAACTCATGCCGCTGCTCGCGCCGGACGATGCGCCGCTCGACATGCCGCTGCTCTGGCCGCTGCTGCCCGATCCGGATGAGCCCGACCCGCTCGATGACCCGGAGCTGCTCGACGAGCCAGACCCGGAACCACCGCTGGACGACCCGCTCGAGGATGATCCCGAAGAGGACGACCCGCTGGACGACATCGAGCCGGAGGAAGAACTGCCTGCTGACGAGGACGGCGAACCGCTGCTCGAACCCGACGATCCCGAGGACATGGAATCGCTCGACCCGCTGCTCGATGGCGTGTGCGTCGTGCCGGACGTGTTGCTCGTGAAGGCGCCGGTGGTGTAGAACGTCAGCGTGGGCGTTCCGCTGGGGCCCGTCGTGTAGATGACATCGCCGGTCGTCGAATAGCTCGGCGGCATGCTCGGCGTGCTGGTCGGCGTCGAGTAGGTGCTCTCGGGCGTCGAGCCCGACGGCGTGGAGTAGTTGCTCGACCCGCCCCCCGTGGGCGGACGGCCCGTCGCCCACACGGGGATGTATAAGTAGTATCGGGTCGGGCCGTCGCTCATCGGGCGGCCTCCTTCGGCACGGCAGTCGGCTTCGGGTTGGGCTCGTACCAGCCCTGCGTGCTCACGGGTTTGCCACACTCGGCGGACGCGGCCTTCACCGCCGCGACGAAGTCCATGCGGTCGAATGCCTGGAGCTCGCTGCCCGGCGAGCAGTTGATCACGCGGAATCGGTGCTTGTCGAAGTGCGGTCGAAGCGCCTCGAATCGCCGTGCCAGCGAGTCATACAGGACGTTGTTGTGCCGGATGGCGTTGGGTGCCCGGTGCTCGTCGAAGGCGTACCGGCGATCGGCCGCCATCTTGAAGTCGCAGCCAAGCAGGTACACCGTGCCGAACCCAAGGTGGTGCAGCAGGCGCAGCGCCACGAGCATTACGCTGCGCTTGCCTGTGATCCCGAGCGAGTCCGCGTGCTTGGCGTCGTTCCCCCACGGAACCGAGTCGCCCGTCAGGAATCGCTCATGATCGAAATGATCGGCGCGGCGGAAGAACAGGACGCTGGGCATCTGCCGGACGCGGAACGCGCTGTTGCGCATGGTGCCGTCGGGGTTCTGGATACGGAGCCGCTTGTCCCAGCAGCATGTCGGCACGAACTTCAGGATGCCGGGGTCTTTCCAGCCGGTGTCGATGAAGCGACCCGGGTCGTCCACGCACGTCCAGTGCGTGGGGCGATGCACGGACCAGGAGTTGTTCACCCCCATCGTGACGATGCCGCGCTGGTTGAGCTGCGTGAGGTCCACCTGCGTGAGCGACGGTCCCGAGAGGATCAGGAACGCCGACCGGCCCCGGTAGAACCCCGCGAGCGACACCGAGTCGAAGTCGGCGGTGTAGAGGCGCAGGCCATCCCGCGCGGGCTTCCGCGCCTTGAGTCCCGCCTGTAGCGCCGCGATGTCCGACTGGTTCTCACGCACAGCCGCACCCCCCACGACCCCCCACACCCTCCTTGGCCGCAAACCGCCCAACGATGTACCGGCCCTCCCCCTTCGGCGCCGTCACCGTGCCGACCTGGCCGATGCGATCCAGCCACCACGCCAGCGGCCGCACGGTGGGGTGCAGTCCTTCCCCGGCGACCGTGGTTCGGCTAGGTCGCGTGCAGATCGAGAACACGAAGTGCGCCCGCGGACGACCAACACGCCGCATCTCAGCGAACACCGCGTCCACGTCCTCGGGGAGCAGGTGCTCCAGGGCGTCGAAGCTCGTCACCACATTGGCAACGTCGTCGAGGAGGCCGGACTTGTGCATCGCTCGCGGAACGTCCGCTTCGGGGAACGCGAAATCGATTCCGAGACCGTCGATGCCCAGCCGCCGCAATGCGCCGATGAAGTCGTTCCGCCCGCACCCGAAGTCCACCACGAAGCGGGGCTTGAGGCGCTGCACGATCGGGATCGCGGCCGCCCCGTGGTTAGTGGAGCCGTATCCGGCGCCTGGTGCAGCGGGCCGCGACGCCAGCGCGGCGTATTTCTTCCGCTCGTGCTCACGGCGGGACTCCAGGGTCGGCTTGAACGCGGGGGCCGTGGTCATGCACCCCCCTCGATGTAGATGTTGAACTTGCGGTCCTCGTCCGCCGGGTCGGCGATCTCGATCAGGCTCATCGCCTCGAACACCCACACCGGCCTGCCCTTGCTGTTGCGCTCGCAGGTGAGCTGCACGCAGACCCCTTCGGGGATGGGAACGAGCCTGGGCTTGAGCGACCGCGCGGGCGGGCACTTCGGCAGCACGCCCGGCAACTCGCACACCGGCCCAAGCCCCAGCAGGCCACCGAACCCCGAGCCGGGGTCGAAGTCGTTCATGTGGTGCGCCTCGAAGCGGTTAATCGCGAGCCTCGTCGGGTCCTCGCCGCCACCGGCCAGTTGCGACGACAGTCCTTCGGGCACGGGGACATAGCGGAGGTAAGTGTCACTGCCGGGATCGCCGTCGATCCTGGCCTCGACCCACGGGTAGCGCCAGCGGTTGTTCTCGGTTGGGATGGGCTGCGCTGCCCCGAGGATCGCCGTGACGCGGCCGGGCGAGGGCTGGCCCATCTCGATGACGGCCCACTTCTCGCCGGTGCCCTCCTCCTTCCACAGGATCGGGATGCCGCCCATGGGCGTGCTGGCCAGCACGGTCTCCTCGGGAGCCAGCTCGCAGGTCGTGTCCGTCTCGTTGGTGATGAAGACCCGCGCGGGCGTGACGCCCGTGAGCACGCAACGCCCGAGGTCTCCCGGCTTGATCGGTTGCAGCGCGAGCACGAAAGAGAGCGACGGCGATTCGTCGGTGGCGATCTCCCCTGTCAGCGGCGTGCGGCTGTGGAACGTCCGCTCCTGGTCCTCGTTGTCGGGCTGGACCAGAACGCCGGTGATGGCCAGCGCGTGGTACGGCTCGATGTCATCGTCGGAGTCGTTGCGGACCAGCACGATGCCGCGCTGCGCGGGTTCCAGCGCCGGCCCGGCGTTGGAGTTGCGCTCCCGCCGGCGCAGATCGACCGCCGCATCGACGAAGGCGTTGTACGCCGCCGCGGGGATGCGGAGCGGTTGGCCGGACCGGACTTTGCGGAACATGTCACCCATCGTTCAGATTCCCAATCCGGCGAAGCTGCCCTCGTCGTACACCCGCTCGACATACGCCGCGACCGGGCGCTTCACGATCGCGTGCGACCCGGTGTCTTCCTGGTCGGCGTACCGCACCCACAGGTACTCCCACCCCTTCTTGCTGATGCCGCCGATGTCGCCGACCGAGATGCCGCTCGCGTTTGGGCTGGCCGCGAACCGGAAGGTGATCTCCCAGTCGTCGTCGGGATCGGTGCCGCGCCGCGCGCCCGATGCGCCCAGGAACAACACCTCGCCCGGCTGGAACCCCTTGAACGCGCCAGAGTTCACCTTGCCGGTGAGCGTGAAAAGCGTGCCCTTGTACGACGGCGTCACCTGGTCGTTGGTGAAGTAGTGCGTCTCGGAGAACTGGAAGACCGGGACGGTGATGTCCACGCCCTCGACACCGTCGGCGGTGACGCCGATCGCGCCGCCGAAGTCCGGGGGCGACGAGCCCGAGGGCGCGTGCGAGGAGACTGTGTCCTTGCTCTGGGTGATGTGCTGCGTGCCGCCGCCGGTGTCGAAAGAGAAGATGCTCTCGCCGGGCTCCGGGAGCGATCCGCCCTGGGCCTTCCCGTACCGGACCACGGCCTCCCACAGCTCATCACCGACAGGCTCGACGGAGGTGGATTGCCGGGGCTGGCCGTCATAGGTCGCGGGGCTGGTGGTCTCGGCGGCGTTGCGGGCCGCGAGGTCGTCGTTGGTCCCGCGCACGGTGTAGACCAGCTCCGCCGAGGGGTTGTCGCCCTTCGTGGACTTGCGGCTCTCGAACTTCTCCGTCACCGTGATGGGCACTGCTATGCCTCCTTGAAGTACAATCCGCCATGCAGACACCGAGTGCCGAGATTCGCGTTCGTGAGTCCTTTGCCCGCCAGGCGCTGATGAAGACGCTGGGCGCGGAATTGGCTGGCGTGGCCGATGGGGAGGTCCGTATCCGACTTCCCGCCTCCCTGCACATCTCTCAGCAGCACGGGTACGCCCACGCGGGCGCGATCGCCACGATCGCTGACAGCGCGTGCGGCTACGCGTGTCTGACGAGAATGCCGGAGGACGCGGCCGTCCTGTCCATCGAGTTCAAGATCAACCTGCTCGCCCCTGCGATTGGACAAGCGTTCGTTGCCGTGGGACGTGCGGTTCGTGTCGGCCGAACGATCTCTGTAGCGACCGCCGAGGTGCTGGCCGAGAGCGGCGAAGGCGCGCCGAAGTGCATCGCCGTCATGCAGGCAACGATGATGCGGGTCGAGGCACGCGCCGGATTGGCTGGTTGAACTTCCCATGCTTGGTCTCCTTCAGGCGAACGTCAGGCCGCCGCTCTGCGCGGCGTCGGCCAGACGCTTGGTGTGCCTGGCAGTCTGCTCCGTAGCCCGGGCGGTGCGTTCAGCGGCCCCGCCGTCGGACTCCAGCCCCTGCGCAGCGCGGGCGTTAAACGTGCCCCGCACGCTGATTCCCTTGCCGATAACCTCGCCGAGCCCCGCGAGGCGGTCCTCGAACTCGGCCATCAGGTCGCGCGGCGTGCGGCCGGGGCCGCGCTCGGCGTCCGCTGCCTCCCGTTTCTGGCGGGCCTGCTCGATGGCATCGGCGAGCTTCTGCTTCGCCGCATCCAGCGCCGCTTGCGACTCCGCGAACCCGGCCTCCGAGTTCGCCTTGAGCGCGGCCTGGGCCTCCTCAAAGTCACGACCGATCCCGGCCAGGGTTGCCTCGTGCAGGGCGGCGGCCTGTTCACGCTCGGCGGCGCGTTGTCCCTCGCGATCGGCCACCTGCCGCTGGGCCGCGCTCTCCAGTTCCGCCAGGCGGGTTTCGAGTTGATCATCGACGGCCCTCTTCGCGGCGTCCACGTCGAGCCCGGAGTCGAACAGCCCCTGGATCTCCAGCATCCGCTTGGCGACCCAGGACGAGGCCGATTCCCAGACCTGCTGGAAGCCGGTGGTGAAGTTGGTCCAGGTCTTGGACAGGAACGAGGTGGTCTCGATCCACGCGATCTCGAGGGCGTGGAAGACGATCTCCGCGGCGGCCAGCGCTCCGTACCACATGCCGTAGGCGGTGGAGACGAAGAACTCCTTGGCCTCGAGCCAGACCTTGTTCAGCGCCGCGACGCCCTGCTGCCAGACGACCTTCAGCGACAGCCACAGGATCTCGGCGGCCAGCGCAATGTCGCCTGCCGCGAGGGCGTCGGAGATGCCGCCGACGACCTTGGTCACCCAGTCCCGCAGGCGCGTGAACTGCTCGCCAAGCCAGGCGAGGGCCTCGCCGCCGACTCCGGTGGTGACGACGAGCACGCTGCCGAGCGCCACGATCGCGGCGATCGCCAGCCCGACCGGCGACAGGATCGCCGCGATGGCCGCACCGATCATGCTGAAGGCGGCCCCGATGCCGCCTATGACCCCGGCAATGATGCCGAGGGACGCGCCGATACCGGAGACGATGTACCCCAGCGCGACGATGGCGATGCCCGTCACGGCGACGGCGGCGGCGATCTTGAGCGCCCACACGACCATCTCCCGGTTCGCCTTGATCCAGGTGGTGACGCTCACGACGATGCGCGTGATCCGCTCCGCGAGGTCCTTGAGCGTCGGCGCGAGCGCCCCGCCGATGGTGAACACCCCTTGCTTGAGCACTTTCCAGAGGGTGCCGAGGGCGTCGTTGAGCGCGGCAGCATCGCGGGCGGTCTCGGTGCTCACCGTGAGGCCGAGGCGCCGGGCCTCTTCCTGCATCGCTTCGATGCCCGCCGCGCCGTCCGCCATGAGCGGCAGGAGCTTCGTTCCGGCCTTGCCCAAGACCTCCATCGCCAGCGCCGCACGGAGGGCCGGGTCGCGCACCTGCGAGATGCGCTCCGCGAGGACCTTGAACTGTTCGTCCGGAGAGAGGCTCGCGAGTTGTGCGACCGTCAGGCCGAGCCGCCCGAGCGCGTCGCCCGCGGTAGCCGACCCCTGCGCTGCGCCCGCGAGCGTCCGCTGCATGTTGCGGAGCCCGGACTCAAGCGTCTCCAGGTCCGTGCCGGAGAGGTCGGCCGCGAATCCCAGTTCGGACAGGGCTTCCACGCTCACGCCGGTCCGCTGGCTCATCTTGTCGAGCATGTCGCCCGTGTCAGAGAAGGCCTTCGCCGTGCCGAGCAGCGCCGCGACCGCGGTCGCGCCGATCCCCGCGAGCCGGGTGCCGACGGACCGCAGGCCAGCGCCGAAGGCTTCGAGCTGCTTCTGGGCGCGACGAAGCCCGGCGGTGAGCTTGTCGCTCACGCCGAGTTCGACGAACGCCCGTCCAGCCCGGATGCCCCGCGTGTCGGCCATCAGGCTCGCCCCTCCGTTACAATCACATGTCGATGCACGAAGCCTTCCGAGCACATATCGAGACACTCCCGCTGGCACTGAGCAAGCTCTTGGCGATGCCGCCGGTGTCCTGCTGTTCGCTTCCCAAAGGGATGCCGAGGAGAGGCGTGTACTTGTTCTCCGAGCAGGCTGCCAGCCTCTATGTGGGCCGTTCCAACCGCATGCACGAGCGGGTGCGCAACCACGGTCGAGCGGCGGCGACGCACCGACAGGCGGCGTTCGCGTTCAAGCTCGCTAGGGAGGTAACTGGGAAGCCCAAGGCGACGTACAAGACAGAGGGATCGCGGCAGCACCTGATGCTTGATCCCGCGTTTGTTGCCGCGTTTTCTGCCGCGAAGGCGCGGATCGCGGCGATGCAGGTGCGCTTCGTGGAGGAGACTGATCCGGTGCGACAGTGCTTGCTCGAGGTGTACGTCGCCCTGGCGCTGGGCACTCCCTACAACGACTTTGACAACCACTGATGTGGTGTTCATGCGCCACCCTTCCGAATGGAGTTCCGCCACAACAGCGGCAACTTCGGCCGCTCCTGCTCGAGCGCCGGGGCCATGTACGGCCGCGCGGCGATCTTGACCTTCTGCGACGTGAGCTTCCCGCCCTTGCGCCGTAGCACGACCGTGTCGCCGCCGTACTCCAGCACGTTGGGCGCGACGCTCTTCTTGAATCCCACCGGTCCGACGACCACGGAATCCGCCGCCTTGTCGTACCCGAAGAGGATCAGACGACGCAGGCTCCCTTCGTGCGAGTGGGGAGGCTTGCCCGCGGGTGCGGAGCCCTTGCGTTTGCGGATGCTCGTGCGTGCCGCCGTGCGGATGAACGCGCCGGCCTTGCTCAGCACCTTCCGCTTGGCCCCATCGACCGCGCGGACCACCGCCGCGCGGTCGAAGAACATGTCCTTGATCCGCATGGTGATCACACGACGCTCCCGCCGGTGGGAGGGCCGCCAGCGAGGCCGCTGCCCTTCTCCAGGCCCTTGTTGAACGACGCCTCCTTCTCCTTGCGGAGCCGGCCCGAGCCGATGAACAAGCCGACGATGCCGGTGAGCGCCGGCAGCGCCGGGCCGAGCACGGGCAAGCCCGCAACCGTCGGCCCGACGGTGTCGAGGGCCGACAGCGTGAGTTGGCTGAACAGGCCGCGGAGCTCGCCGGCCTTCTCGATGTTGCCCTTCCACTGCGCACCGGTCGTCTGCGTCTGGTTGAACCAGGTCTGGTACTCGACCTCGGCCTCGTTCAGGCTGAGCGTCGAGGGGAGACCGGTGGTCTGCTGGATGGTGTTGGGCGTCTTGACCTTGACGAGGTCGCCCAGGTCGAAGCCCGCGCACGACGTGAGCACGAGCGCCATGAGCAATAGACCGACGATGTAGACGTAATGGCGGGTGGAAAGTGAACTGAGGAACTTCATCCGTGAGCCTCCTGCGGCATGGGGGGGAGCTTGCCGTCGATGAACACGTCCTTGAGGACCGACACGCCGACCTTGATGGGTCGCTGGCGCTTGGCGAAGGGATCGAAGTCGCTGGGGTGGAGTCGTCGGGATCGCTTGGGGTCGCGGTGGATGTTGGCGACGAGCGCCATGACGGCGGAGGCGATCGACCAGTCGTGGCGCTGCTTGCCGTCGAGCATCGCCACCAAATCGCGCAGAGTCAGTGGGCCGGGATCGATGCCGAGGATCCCGGCGCACTGGTGGACGAGCTTCCAGCAGTCGCTTCCGATGATCCCTCTGCCAGCAGGCGGTCCGCCAGCCGGTCCAGTTCCCCGCTGTCGAGCTTCTTCTCCACCAAATCCCGCGCCCGGTCCATCACCTTCCGCGTGGCCTGGAGCACCCGCCCGAGGTTGGCCCGGTCCCTCGGGCTCGGGCAGAAACCCACGAGCTCCTCCAGCACCGCCGTCGTCGCGGCTTCGATCGCGTCACCGGCCATCGCCTTGCCGAACTCCTCATCCGAGACGTTCCGGGCGTCCGCTTCGGGCTTGCAGATGGCGTAGACCACATCGCAGAGCAGGACGGGATCGCGGATGAGCTTCTCGATCAGCGTCCCCTCGATGACCTGCATGAGGTCTTCGCCGGTGAGGCCGCGCACGCGCTTGATGGCGGTGACGTTGATCTCGACTGACCACTGCCGCCCTTGGTTGTCCTTGAATGACTGCATCCGTGCCTCCGTGAATCAGGACCCGACAGGAATCCGACGCCACTCCGACAGCGATCGGACAGGACTCAGCCGCCGATCCATGAAGGCGCCGTCGCCGAATACGTCACCTTCGCCGTGACGGACACGGTGATCGCCTCCTCCAGTGCTTCGTTGCGCGAGAAGTTGGTGATGGAGAAGTCCGCCTGCAGGCCCTGCCCGCTGGTCTCGTCGAGGATCTGGAAGCCGATCGGGTCGTTGCCGAAGAACGCGTTCTTGATGGCGGTGAACCCGGCATCCGCCGTGTCCCAGACCATCTCGAACTCGACGCTGGCCTCCTTGAGCGTGGCGACGGTGGCCCGCCAGCCGCTGTTGGCGCGGGTCGTCACATCGGCCTCGCCCGCCTCGAGATTGAGTGTGACATCGCGGGTGTTGCCCAGAACCACCCATGCCCCTCCGCCGGCCTGCCCGCCGACCTTGTAGAGCAGTTTGGCTTCCATGCCGAGTTTGATCGCCATCGTTGTTCTCCTGCTCTATCCGGCCGTGTGGCCGACTACGAACGCCACCTCACCCGCCTTGCTCCGAACGAAGATGTCCGCCAGGTTGACCTGCTCGAACGGGATCTGCACGCCCGCCGGGACCGGGATCTCCACGCCCTTGCCGTCGGAAAGCGTCATGGCCTGCGTGTTCGAGTGCGCTGCCATGAGCGTGAACGTTGCCACCAGCGGCGTATCCGAGAGCCGCTTGTCGCCCTCCTCGAGTTCCACCTTGATGAACACGACGTTCCGCACGGCTACCTCCGCACCCGGTATGTGACGCTCAGGACGCTCGTGAACACCCGGTGCTGCTCCAGCGACTCGCTCGACACCACGGGCTCGTGCCCGATCCCGACCCACGCCGCATCGGGCGCATCGGGCAAACGCTTCAACCGGACGTGGTCGGCAATGGCCTCGACGAGATCGAGCAGTCCGTCGATCTCGGCTTGCTCACTCTCGGCGGGCAGTTTCTTCTGCACGCCCACATCGATCACACACTCGAACGTGCTGCTGTCCCGGGTCGCCGCGGCAATGGCTGTCGTGCGTGGCACGATCGACACGCGCAGGTCCTTGAGGTCCTCCAGCGTGAACGCGGGCTGAAACAGCCGCACGGCGCTCACGGGCTGCCCGAACGAGCCCGCGTTGATGTGCGCGGCCAGGGCATCGGCGATGGCGACGATGGTGCTCACGGGCGTCCCTCCCTCCCCGCATCCGCCGCGGCGCTCAGGCCCGCCACCTTGCCCTCGAGGTAGGACACACGCCGCTCCATCGCCTGGTAGTCCGCGCGGATGGAGCGGGCCTCGCCGATGAACTCGTCGAGCCGCTTCTCGACCTGCTGGAGCTTGGTGGTGACCACGCCCCACTGGATGGTCATCGCCCCGGCGGCGAGGATGATCGTGACGAGCACCCCTGCCCAGCGAGCCTTCGTTCCGTTCTGTCCGTTGCCGTCCGCCATCAGGTCTCCGTGCCGATGTGCTTGGTGTGAATCCGAAGAACCCTCCGATACGGGTCGCTGTACCGGAACGGCGGTTGCCCGCCCGGCGCGTTGACCTCGTACACGAACACCTGCGTCCCGACCGTCTCTCGCACCTGGTCGCCGGCCCGCGGGAGGATCGGGCCGGCCCCGAGGTCCAGGTCCGCGGTCCGCACAAGGAAGTCGCGCGACTCGACGCGGTGGATCAGACCCGCGTCGTCGGCCTGCTCGAACTCGGTCTTGCCGATGGTCGCCAAGACCTCTTTGGCTTCGGCCCCGCGCTGGTACACCACGGTGCGGCTCATGTGCTTGTGCCGCTGGTCATCCAGGAACGCCGAGCCGCGATCGAGCAGGTCGCCCATGTATGCCTCCAGCGATCACTGCAGGAGGCGGATGCGAACGGTCGTGTCGGCATCGACGGTGGTCTTCACCGTCTTGCCGATGAGCTTGTTGGCGCCCGCCGCGGCGTTCTTGGTCGCGTTCTGCGCGCCGGCGTCCCAGTAGGCGTTGCTACCAGCCGGGAGCGCACTGCCAGCGCCGAGCGCCTTGGGGAAGTCGAACACCCCGGACACCGCCAGCGAGCCGAGCTGGTTCGCCTTGATGGGGCCTTGCGCCACGCCCACGAGTTCCGCTTGGACGACCACCGCGCCGGTGAGCACATCCGCGCCCGGGGTGTAGTCGATCGATTCGCCTTCATGCACAAACTTTGCCGGTCCTGCTGCCATGCTGCCTTCTCCTTGGCCCGGAATGACACCGGGGCCGTCTTCGCCAATGCCTCCGCCGATTTCTGCACCTTCACCCATGGGCTTACACCTCGCCCTTGCTCTTCACGCCGCCGCGGGGGTCCTGCAGCGCGACGCCGAAGTCGTGGTACCCGCGCATCCGCACGCCGAGCTGGCTGAAGTCCGCGTCGGAGGTCTCGATGGTCGGGGCCTCTTGTCCGTTGAGGAACGCCATCTCGATGACGGGCAGGTCGCTCGGGTCGGCGAGGAGGTACCACGCCTTGGCCGAGTTGCCGGTGTAGAGCGCGTTGGACAGGTAGCGGCTGACCTCGATTCGGAACTTGCCCTGGTGCGGGTTGGCGACGGGGAACTTGGTGTTCGCCGTGGTATCCCGCATCTCCACGCTCTTGTAGAGCTGCGTGCC